ATGAGGATGTTCGTTGATGTACCCACCGTCTATTTATGTGCCGATGCCGTTGATTTTCGAAAATCAATTAATGGTCTGGCGGCGTTGGTGGAAGCAGAGCTTGAACTACCCGTGCTCAGTGGTGCGCTATTTGTGTTTTGTAATAAAGGCCGTGACAAACTCAAACTGCTTTACTGGGATAACACCGGTTTTGCACTGTGGTATAAGCGATTAGATAAGCATAAGTTCAAATGGCCCAAACTCATGTCACCCACCATGACCTTAAGCGAGCAGCAATTACACTGGTTATTATCGGGTTATGATGTGATTGGACACAGTAAAATTGATGTCGCAGGTAAGCAAATGCTTTAATATTTGCGATCGATTGATGATCATCAAAGTGAGTTCAGTTAGCACTGCAAAGCCTTTGATGATGCCTTAAAATAGGCGTCATGAAAAATGAACTCGCCCTTAAACAGCGCATTGCTGAACTTGAAAAACTGTTAGCGCAGAAGGATGCCCAGATTGCGGCATTGGAAGAGCGCTGGAGCTTGGCCCAACAAAAACAATTCGGCAAAAGTGCTGAAGGCTTTGCCGGGCAAGGCGAGTTATTCAATGAAGTGGAAGAAATTGTTGAGGAAGTTGAGGCAGAGCAACAATCCATTAGCTATACCCGTAAAAAGCCGGTGCGTAAGCCACTGCCAAAAGACTTACCTCGTGAGCAAGTTATTCACGACATCATCGACAAAACCTGTGATTGCTGTGGCGGTGAGCTACATAGAATGGGTGAAGATAAGTCAGAAAAGCTTGAGTTCATACCCGCTAAAATCAAAGTGATTGAGCATATTAGGCCTAAATACGCCTGCCGTCACTGTGATAAATCCTCAACTCAGACACAGATTAAACAAGCCTCAATGCCTGCCATGCCCATCAACAAAGGCATTGCAACCAGCAGTTTGCTCAGTCAGCTTATCACCAGTAAATACCAATACGGGTTACCGCTGTATCGCCAGGAAGCGATGTTTAAGCAATACGGTATTGAACTCAGTCGACAGACCATGAGCAGCTGGATAGACAAATCAGCCACACTCTTCGCGCCATTAGTTGAACGGCTTAAAGCCGAGCTGTTAAGGCAACCCACGCTGTTTGCCGATGAAACGCCATTAAAGGTGGTGAAATCGGACAAAGTAAACAGTTACATGTGGGTGTATTGCTCGGGTCGAGATTCACCAGACCCGAATAATCCTATCCCTAATATCGTACTTTACGACTTCCACAATAGTCGCGCGGCCGCCTGCGTGGTCAATTATCTTGATGGATATCAAGGGTACTTGCACGTGGATGGCTATCAAGCCTATGCCAGAACAGAGGCAACCTTAATCGGCTGCTGGGCGCATGCTCGTCGTAAATTTATCGACGCGAAAAAGCTACAAGGTAAAAACAAAACCGGCAAAGTGGATGTGGTATTGAGCCTTATCCAAAAACTGTACGGCGTTGAGTCACGCATCAAAGATAAAAGTGTGGATGACAAATATACGGCAAGACAAGAGGTTAGCCTGCCTATTCTTAGCAAGCTAAAAATATGGCTTGAGCAGGATCAGCCAAATTTAGTGGGGAACAGCAAACTGATAGAGGCAGCTAATTACCTGGCAAATCAATGGCACAAGCTCATACGCTATGTTGATGATGGCCGACTTAGCATCGATAATAATAGAGCAGAACGCGCGGTAAAACCGTTTGTGATAGGCCGAAAGAATTGGTTATTTAGCCAAACGGCTAACGGTGCCCATGCTAGTGCCACCCTTTACAGCATTGTGGAAACCGCCAAGATAAATGGTCTAATCCCATTTAATTACATCTGTGCTTGCCTTGATGAACTGTGCCAGCCTGAGCCCGATATCGACAGCTTGTTACCCTGGAATTTTAAAACATAGGTGTAGTTCGCTAGACGCTCACATTTAAACAATGTTCAAAGAGGGTTTAAACGTTGTTTAAACCCTTTTTGCATTATTCGAAGTATGATTTACGAGCGAGAATAAACTGCAAGCCAAACTGTTTAAACTCTGCTTCATCTGCCAGCTCTACAACTTGCTCACCAGTCGCTGTTTCAGCATTGAACTTAATAGGGAAGAATTGTCCTTGCGCGTCAAATTCGGTAGCTAAATCAAATGCGGACTTCAGAGCAGATAGCCCGTTTTGGTTAGTTTCATTTAGCGATACGTTAACGCCTTTTATTTCTATACCCACCATTTTAGATAGCTTTCTTTGATACGGCGCAAGCACATGCTCAACCGTTCTAACTTCGGGGCGTAATGACTCAATAGGTAGTGGCTTTGGCTCAGCCTCAATTACGGTACCCTCGTCATTCGCTATTGGCTCAGGTAAGTTAGCGTTGTGCTCGTTTACTTCGTTAAGCTCAACCAAGTAATCAAAGTATTCTTGAGCCCAATTCCACTGCTCGCCTAAGCTTACTAGTACAGCAAATTTAGTTATGACCTCAGTGGGCTTGCCGAGCGAAATTAACCGTTCAATATCTTGCTCAGTTTTTGTGTCTGGACGTTGTAGTAATTGCGGTAAACCTTGCTCGTCTAAAACGGGGGTCTGTTCCTCATCTAAAACGATGAAATCGACTATCTTATTTATCATTTTTTATCCACCCTATTGGTTCAACTATACGTGCTGTGCCATAAACAACGGTGTTGCCGTTATCATCGGTACGTGTTGATTGGTTATCTACGATGTTAATCTTCCCATCATCACCCCAATCAGTACCATCATGCTTAAGCTCTGTGTAGGCGTAGTTAATAAACCCTTGTTGGTTTTCAACTACGTTATAGTTAAGTGCTTTAAACGCGGAGCTATTGTTACTTGGGGCTATCAAGGGTGCTGGTGCATGCTCCATAAGGCTATTAATATCAATAAAACCATTAATAGGGAAGATTGCACACCGCAACCACGGAACCTCTACAGCCTTATTTTTAGTCACTGTCGAGGTACCTATTTCCCCTATAAGGGAGTACATTAGTCCATTCCCTGCCCGTGTGTCATGTGTGTCTCCGAACATAATACTTCCCACTCCCGACATCCCCCCCTCAACCATACTATTAAGACTACCCTCAGTCATCCTTGAGGGTGTTGTGTAGTTGAGTACCAGAATAGAACTAGCGGGTAGGCTTGGGAACGACGCCGAATTATTTGTGGTATCAAAAACAGCTAGACTCGAAATCGTGTGTATAGACCAGTCATTGCCCTTATTCTCAGTTCTACGTACTGGTAACCAGGCAATAACCTTTCTTAGCATACCACGGGGTATACTGTACCCATTAGGAAGTATAGGGTTCCAAGACCCAAGCCAGCCGTGTTTTAAACCCTCACAAAGAATAATCTCCGAGGGTGAACCTATAACTTCTGTGGCTGTATAGTCCCCGGACAAGGAAAAACCTCTCTCACTAGCCACTATTAAATAGTAACCTCCAGAAATAACAGGGGGATTTTCCCAACTCGTTCCTTCTGGGGAGTTAAGATAGGTATCTGAACCGTTATAGATTGAACGACCAAGAGGGAATGTTGTACCTGCAGAGTCTACAATATAACTATTTTTATGTGTATTAACATAAATATTAAGTTTATGTACCTCTGGGAATGCTTGGCCACTTATTATGATATTCTTGTTCGTAGATACCTTAGCATTAAGAGTAGTTTTATGAATTTTTATAAACTTCGCGGCCTCTCTACCTCTATAGACTCCGGCTTTAATTTTTAAATCCCCCTCGGAAAAATCCTGTTTAGTTAATCCCCAAGCAGAGTAGCGCATATCACGGCACACACCACCTTGACCGCTGGCATAGATAGCATCGTAGAAACGGCCATCGGGTCGTCCAGAAAAAGCCGATATTATCCGGCCATCGGCCGTATCTAATCCTAAAGCCCCTAGTACCCCCGAGAAGCAGGTGCTTTTACTTCTAATATTCGAGGCAATATCTCGATGATACCAGGGCCGATGTCCAAGGTTTGTTGCGCTTCTAAAAGTCCCCGCCCCCATAGGGTTAAAGCTTGGATGATACGCACCTTGATTAAGCCTACTCACAGTGCCACAGACTAGGAAATAGCACACCCCATTAGCGGAAGATGAGAAAGGAGCGTTGTTGGAATTTACGCCCGTCTCCGCAGAGGGACTGGCGTTACTAGCGAGTGGCCCCCAGTACCTATAGGATGATGTAGGTGGACTATAAGTATATGCCGTATCCAGTGCCCCATGGCTTCCTATGTATGTTGGGACAGGATTTGCAAACTGCAAGCCACCAGTAGGAGACTCTAAGTTCAACCAATCACCATTTCCCGCACCAGCAAAGCTTCGTCCGCGAATACACCACTGATAAAACTTACCTGTTACATCATCAAAATAAATATTATTTAATGGATCACGGGCTATTTTAATGCGTGTAGTTTCACTAGCTGCTTGCCAGTTAACTCCTTTTCCTCGGCTTTCTATGTCTCCTTCGTACCAAGAAAAATACATAGCTGGGCGTTTTGTGTCATTGGAAGTTGAGACACCATTAATAGTTGTGGCCAGGGATTGTATTAACCCATACTGGTATACAAAAGGATCTTCATCAGTTAATTCACGTAGAAAAGCTTCAAACCCCCACATATCCACACGTTCTGTAACTACTTTATTAGTCTCAGTTTCACTTGAAAAAGCTATACCCGAGGTAGCATGAGTAACGGATAATCCCGTGGCGCTATCATAAGTACGATCTCCTTTCTCCGCCGGGGGGAATTTCACAATGTTGCCAATGTTAACTTGTAAACTACTTAGGCGGTCTATTTTTGTAATTACCCCAGCAATATTAATGCTGGGGGTGTTACTTTTACTGAGTCCCGAACCTAAACTCGTCCCTTCGGTAACGCCCAGGTTTAACCCATCAAGGTAACTGCCGCTTGAGACACTACCAGAGTACATTCCTTCATTTATAGTCTCATATGAACTACTATCAAGACGCTTACCAAAATGCACAAAGCCACTGGCAGCAAACATTTCATTATTCTGTTTACGTTTAGCTTCAAACTCAACTTTACGCATCGCCCAAGGGTAGGGGTGTAGGGCATCGTTTTCAATTTGCATTTGCTTAAGTGTTTTTATTGATTGACTAACACCCGCAGCATCTACAAAAGCAACAGTGCCTGTTTTTGTTTGCCAATCTTGCATCGCTTGGGTGTTGTCATTTAAGAGGCGGTTAGCTGTTTGTAGAGCTTTTACCGTGTCTTTAAACTGAACTGTGGTAGGAATAACAATCGCAGGTTGGTTGCTTTGATTACTGTTCCCCCATGCTTTTAGTAATTCAATAACATGCTTGCCCGAACTATCAACATAGGTGCGGTTTATTTCCATGGGGGTAAATGTGCCGACATGTATAAAGTCGCCCTTACTAACACCCTCGGGGCTTTCATTACTATTAACAACGACATTTTTCTGTCCGTTATTAATGCTTACTTGGTTGGCTGTGTATGCGGCCATATTTTAATCCTCTTGTAATAGTTGTTTGTTATTCGCTCACAGCGAGTGATAAAAATTGGCCAACACCAGGTGCTGCATAAAAATCATTTACTTGGGCACGAACGCGATACTTTTGATATCCAGAGCCTGGCGTATGGGAAAACGTGAACGCTTTAGCGCTTATCGATGATGCGTAATAAGGCACGTTTGGTGTGTGGTTTGGCGTACCATAACCCTCACTTTCAAAAGCCCCATTTCGACAGCTATAAGTTCCAGAAAAAGAATGTGAACTAACTACATACCAGGAGTTACCATTCCAGCGCTCAAGATATACAGTACCGTTGGTAGGTTTAAACTGTTGTGCTGCAGGGCATTGCACGGATGTAGGATCGCCGTGCAAAGGGCCTTCTTTATAGCGTCTATGCTGATAACTCACTGCAAAATAAATAAGATTACCGTTCGATGTAAACTCTATTTCTCTCGATGGGGTGTTAACTAAATGTCCGGTGCTAACACTACTTTCCAGCGCGCCTGCTATAAACGAGCCCTTTTGAAAAGAGTTGCCATAAACATCTTTCCACTCTGTAGCATTAGCGCGCGTTAGATTATTTAAATCGGGGAGACCATTTCTCATGATCTTTGGGCCAAACCAATAAAACAAGTTTTCAGGTCCAAAGCCGCTGGCTAGCTCTATTTTCATAAAGTTTTGACCAATCAGGTCAATGCGAGGCGATTCTATACGGGTGCCCGCACGTAACACTTTACCGTCTAATGTATCTTCTATAATTGCGCTACCATGAACGTATAGCGTGTAGTTTTGCCATGCTGATCCTGTATATCGTTTGGTTGTTTGAACACTTGGATTGCTAGACTTATAAATAGTTACACGGTCATGAAGAACGGGGGCGCTTGGAAGTGAGGCATTTGCTGTTGAGTCTGACCATGCGCCTGTTGAGGTCCCAACCTGAACTTCAACCGATCCGCGTGCGCCTGAGTCGCCTTTAATACTATCACCCTTGTCGCCTTTTACTATATATTCACTGGGTTCTGACCAACCCGTTTTAGGCCAGCTATTAGTACCGTTATCTTTATATCGAGTTGTTGACACATAGGTTTTTTTACCGGCCTCAAAGTAGGGGGCATCCTGCCATCCACTGGGCAAGGCTTCGCTAGAGCCATTGAATGTCCCTCCTGCAGGTTTAGCGGGTTTGCTGGTTGCTGATTTATAAATCAGGCTAACAAAATCACCATTTTTCCCATCGAAATAATCTGTGCCTTTAATCGGGGTGTATCCGTCTACTCCATCAGCAATAACAACGCTGTTACCCGCGCCATCCGTGACTGTATGCGTTCCGTTGCCATTGTCCGTAACCGTAGGTATTGGGGCATCATCGCCATTCAAACCATCTTTAATAGTTACCGCTTTACTACCATTGCTAATGGTGTAGGAACCATCTGGGTTAGTAGTAATTGTGGGTGTATCTCCTTTATCACCTTTTGCACCATCTTGTGCTTTTATATCATCTAAGCTTTCTACAGTATGGCCATCACCTAGCACCATACGGCCCTTAAATGTATGCACCGGATTAGCCGGATCGGTATTATCCACGTAAGACGTTGCTACAAAGGTATTACCCACCATGAAGCCCTGGCGAATAACATCACCCACCAAATCTAAGTTTCCGGTTTCACCATCGTTATAGCCAACAACACCCACCGCACGACCATTGTTATCTAATTGCCAGCCTCCACGGGCAACAAGCTCACCATCCACAGTCTTAAATACTTGGCGCAGCTCTTTAATACTTGCGCTATTTTCACCGTCGGTAATTTGCATATTGGCAATAAACTCAGCAAGTGGCCCATTTACCCATGAACCACCGCTAGCAACACATTGCACCGCATCATTCTCAGCGCTTATATTGCCATTCATATCAACACAATAACCCACAGCAGTGCGGGTGTATTCTTGTGCTGTTGCTATTGCAGTATTTTTTGCATTCTCGGTATCTGTATTTATTTTTGAGGTAAGCGTTTGCGAAAGCGTTGTAAATGCTTGATTCTGGCTAGCAAAAGTTTCGGCTACTTCGTCAAAGCTGCTAACTGTATCAGCAACAAACGATTCAAACTCTTGGTCACGCACCGTATTTGCTTCATCAATGGTGGCAATCGCTGTGGTAACGTCACTAAATCTCGCTACCGTATCTTCAAACTGTGCCTTATAACGCTCATCACGTATTACGCTGGCTTGCTTTTCATTTGCAAAAGCTTCGCTTACTAGTTGAACACTCGACTGGTTCTTGTTGTATATTGCCGCCAGTTCAAGGGTACTTTTAGAAACAGACTCCAGCTCATTGGTATTTGCTTTTAGTTCATTTTGAGCTAAAGCTAACTGCACCCCGTTCTTTGCAAACTCATTATTTTTTATGATCTGGTTCGCAGCCATAATAATATCGCTGAGGTTTTTTGACTCCGAGTCTATTTCTAAACCCTTCATCTGTATAATATTCTGGTCTACCGTACCTTTTAAGGCATCTAATTTTTGGTTAACACTTACAAACTTTGCGGTTACGCTATCGTCACCACCATCCCCAGCAATAAAGGATGTTATCTGGTTCTGTATGTATGCTTCAGCACCATTAATAAACTGTTGAGCATTATTGGCTTTTTCAAGCGTTCCCGCGTCATTGAAGGCTTGTAGCGTGGCGCTAACTCTATACGTAGTGTTAAAGGTATCTAGTATTTCATTAACGCTAGATTGTGTTTGATAACCTAAAGCATTCACCCACGTTGTCGTTGCGTACTGGGCCATAATACCCGTACCCGCATTAATATCATTCTCTAAACTAGATGTGCGAACTGTAATATCATTAAGCGCTAAATCATTAGCGCCACGTTTACCCACTTCAATAAAATCAATATCACACTCACCTAAATTAAAGGCGAGGGCGGTTATTAACCCTGTGTAACCTTCGGTGCCAGTCGCATCAACTTGCAGCGTTTGCCACTCGTTATTTGCAGGAGCCGGTATATTAATTATAGCGTCAGCACTATTAAAACTAATTTGTCCTAACCATTGTTTATCTAAGTGTAAGCGTACACGTAACCTAAACATTGGGTTTTCATCGGCTAAGTAACTTACTACAGGGGCTGTAATTTGTCCTAGAGCCGTAATGTAGCCTTGTATATTGTGGCTTTGAACTCCTGTAAACCCTTCATTGTTACTATTAAATTGCCAGCTATAAGCAGGGCTTAACGCTTCAATAGCCCCAGCTATTTCACTCTGCATTTCACTAAACGTAGCGCGTTGTGTAATTTGCCCAGCTTGCACAATAAGCTCAGCTTCGGCTTGGCTTATACGTTTATCGCTTTGAGTTATACGGTTTGCTTGTATAGCAACGCTGGCATTCACCCCATTAATTTTTAAAGTAGCCTCGTTAAACGCATTCTCAGTATGAGCAAAAGCACGATTAACAATTGTTCCACTATCACGATCAAAATAGACAGCCGCATCTATTAAACGCTCATTACCTAATTGGCGCTGCTCATACTCCTGCCGCCAATTAGTGTAATTTGCAGATAAGTCAAACACACCTTTTTCAATATCAACACGGGCTTGTTTTTCAAGGTTTAACTCACTTACTGTTTGGGCTATTACATCGGGTAAATTGTTCTCGGTTTCAGGGCGCAAGCGATCAACTTGCGTGTTCATGTCGTCAATAAGTGTTTGTGCGTCCTCACTTAATTGAGTTAATTCAACACCATTTATAAACTCGGTTAAATCTACAAGTGTGGTACTTGCAATAACATCTACCCAGGCGCTAGCACCCAAATGGTTAACGCTGCGCACTCTAAATTTATACTCAGTTTCACTTTTTAGGCCAATACGGTTGTATATTTGCGCCAACACACGCTCACCGCTTTGTGGACTTTCTGTGGTACCTAAGAATTCCCACTCAAACGCAGTGCCAATACCTGCTGTAGCTATGTCAGCAGTTAGCGTTATTTGGTTGTAATCTGCAGTTACATAAACGGTAGGTAAAGTCGGGGTAAGTACACTAAATTGCACAGCTACAAGTAAGGAGCGTTGTCCAAATATGTTTTTTGCACTAATACGTGCGGTGTATTCACCTAGTTGTAAATTTGGAATCGTTACTTGGGTGTAGGTAACAGAGGTTTTAAACACCTGCTCATCAGCCACAGTATTAATAAACTCAATATCATATTCATTAACAGCAAGCGGCGCAGGGTGGTTCCATTTAATAATGCCATTGCCGTCACCATCAATCGTAACCCGTACATCAAAAATAGGTTGTGGCTTACCCACTAAATAGTCACTATTTGGTGTTAAATCTTGCGCACCAGGTACTAAATTATCAGCCCATAAATCAGGGCCGTCTTCAACGCACATCAATGTCACGCCGCCATCTAATCTAAAGCGGCGCTCAACTACACGGTATACTTTATTGTTTATCGACTCACTCGGTAGGTTTAAATACACCGTACGGCCAACAGCTGCAGCCAACCCCTTATGCTTAAGCGGCAGTTCAATTTCACCTAACCGGGTTTGTTCTAAATGTATTGTTGCCAGGCGCTGGGCCGTCGTGCCACTGCGCACAAACGGTAACGTAATTGACTTTTCTAATATCTGATTATCAATAGCTTGATACCCAGCAGACACAACAGGCGGGGCATCTGTGCGGTCGTAATTTTGCATTGGATCGGTAAACGTCGCTCTCACAACATTCGCACGATCGCGTAAATCAGCATGCCACTTTATTTTAATGTTGCCATGCACATCATCAGCATTAATAGTGTATGTAGGATTGCCATACCAAGCCCCAACACGTACATACCACTGGCCCATTTGCCTAAAAATCTTGCCCGCAAAACATCCCTCTAATTGGTTTAATACATCAAGCGGTTTCGAGCTAAAGGTAAAGCTACCATTCGTGGTATAGCGTTTTTCGGTTGTTAGTTTACCTGCAGCATCTTTAAACTCAGCATCTTCGTCACATACGTTTATTGCAGCTATCCACCAGCCCAGCGGTAAACGGTCAAACGGCACTTCATGCGCACCGTAAAATCGAACGTAGTGCAGGGCGCATAGCACAGCATTTTGGCTCCAAGCCCACGTAGTTTCATCATCAGGGTTTTGAGTCGTATCGCGCGGATCCCACACCCGTGCACCACGAATTAAAAACTCGGTTTCACTAATACCATCTTCAAATACTTCGCGGTTGTTTTCCAGCTCTATAAAAATATGTGCTTGGTCAATGCCTATATGCTCATTTGTCCAACCGGCCATCTTAGCCACAGCTTTAGTATTAGCCGTTGTATGGCGGCCATCACTTAACTCATAATCCCAGCTTTCGCCTGGATAATCAGTAATGGGTTTATCAGCTATATAAATTTCTTCAAGCGCGTCAATAGGGGCACCATTTATAAGCACCACCATTTGCACAAACTTTTTTTCACCACGTTCAACTTCCGCCTGGTGCGCAATAACACCACCAACACGGTCGCGGCCAAACGTAATGCGTCGGGGCTGATCAATACCTTTTTGTAAGCCTTTAGCCAGTGTCGCTAAATCTTCTTCTGGTAAATCAGGCGTAAGCGAATCCCAGAGCGCTCCCACTGTTTTATTAAAAACACTGCGCCCTAGGCCAAAAATATCACCCCCAGTATCAACTACAACATCAACAACCTTAGACATCGCGAGGCTCCAACGGGTACACCGCCTTTACGGCATCCATAGGTAGAGTAACTAACCCTTTATCACCTACACATACCACAGCGTTAACAGTCACAATGCCGCCCACATATTCATTATTAAATTCAACTAATGCAATGTCGCCACGGCGTGCGTAAGCAATCGGTACTTCAGGGTTTAAACGGTCTTTAAATACACTTTGAACATCGTTTAAATCGCGTTTAAACAATTGTTTAAATGCCCCCGTTTTTGAGCGATAAGCGCCTCTAAAGTCAGCTGCAACATCATTGCCCGTTGCAAACAACACCCAATCTGCAATCAATAAGCAACAATCATTTTTACCCCATTTAAAAGGTTCACAGTTACGCTGAGTAACAAAAGCAGCAAGTTTAGCGTTGGCGTTCATGTCGATTATCCCCTATGTATTTACCCGGTTGTGTGTCACGTAGCTTTTGTTTGTTTGCCGTTGTTTGCTCACTAAAAAACTTATCGCCCGGGTGCAGCGCTTTTTGGGTTGCATCGTTCCAGCGTTGGTGTAATCGTGCATCTTTCCAACGCTCGCTTTCACCCGCTATGCTCAATTGAATTTGCGACACGTCACCACGTTCAACATCGCACGCAACAATGTAGCCGCTTTCAAGTATTTGGCTTTGGCTAACGCGGTAATGCTCATCAACAGTTACAAGGTAAATTTCGCAGCCCAGGCTAATAGGGTCATTTTCGGCAACCTCAGCTAAAACAGCTTGGTCTTGAGTGTGTAAAGTTAAACGAATACGGGCACTGTCATTTTTATCGCTGGCCGGTATTTCGCTTACCGTGCCTAACATACCTACGCCATGCCAAGTACGGTTTTTAAAGCGGCGCTCACCAACACCTGTATGCAGTAAAACATCACCACTTTTAAAGGCTAAGCGCACAAAGTAGCGGGCACGGCCGCTATTAGCTAAATCAGCAAGTAAAGCAGCATTTAAGCTTTCCATTAAAACGCCTCCCGGCCTTTAATTTTCCAGCTGGTAACAATGCCTTTTTTATATTGAGCACTCGCAAGCCCTTGCTTATTATCTGCAAGTCTAAATAAGCCAGCGGGTTGCTTAAACGTAATTAGGGTATTGTCTGCAGGTATTCTGCGAACAGGAGATTCAAAATTAACCGTTGCTTGGCCAATCGAATTACTTACCAAGTCAGCCGTTAATATTTTAAGCTCAGTGCTTTGCCCAACGCCAACTTGCATGCGTTCGCCAGCAACCAGCAAGATTTTGTTAGCGGGTAAGCCATCGATATTTAATATGTTGCCATCTTGGTTTGCACCACGTACAAAGCCAGTAAAGTCTTTATCTAGCTGCTCACGGCGATAATCAATTAAGGTAAATGTACCCACTTGGCCGCGAAGGCTGGCAATAAAACCATCAAGCGCCAACGCATCGCGCTCAGGCACATTGGCAAGTTCAATTTCAAACTCCCAATAAGCACCTTCTAAGTCGTAAATTTCAGTGGCATTGTTAGCTTTATTTAAATGAGTTTGGCTATTAGGCACTAACGTAAAGTTAGATAACTTAGGCCGTTTTGGGAGTGGAAGAGGTTGCATCGTTACCAGGTTTCAAGATTAAACACTGGTAACGAGTATAAAACTTAAGGGGTAACTCTTTGGCTGGAAAGGGGTTTACATGGGTATCAGAGGTTAAAGCTCTCGAAGAACAGTATCTAATCCTTCTGGAATATTAAGGTACCCAGCATCACTTAATAAAAAAATAATTTCTATATCAAAGTGTAATTCTAGCTCTTCGATATAGATATGCGAAAAGGCTATTGATACCCTATCTATCCTACCAAGTAAACGTTCAAGGGTGTTAACTCTTCTCTTAAATATATTCGAATTAATTAATATTTGCCCGATCATAACAGTAAAAATATGGCTTCTGTGTTCATCAATTTCAAATAAATGTGCTAATAAGCATTGTTTATTATGAGTAATAGAGAGCTTTAAGTAGTCTTTAATAGCATCATCTGTGTTGAACGTTTCATTATATATATACTTTGATATATTCATCGTCATTTGCTTAACGTCAGGCTCTACTACACGTACTTGATCCATTACTTTTATATAACAATCTTCTAAAAGGTTGTTATTATGCAAAGCAGCCAGAAACCTAGGTAAGATATACATTAAATCTCTTTCGCTTAAAACGGATACAAAGTTCTTATCAAGTTCATTTATTCTTCTAGAAAAAATATCTAGATCATCTTTTCGTTTTTGAGTTTGAAGTTGTTTTTCATGAATTGAGCGATTACTTTTTAATTCTCTACGTTGTAATGAAAGCTCATTACTCTGGATTTCAAGAGCTTCTTTAGTATCTCGCCAAGTCCAATACAGCAGTAAAATTGTAATAAATAAAAATATAGGCGAAAGAAGGTTATTAAAGTAAGTTGCCGTATTAATCCAGTCAGTTATTGTTGCACTAAAGTCAAAACCAAAGCGGTAAAAAAACAAACCTAACGATATTACTGAACTGATAGTTGCAATTACGATAGCGATAATTGCCCCATAGTTTTTTTTGCTTTTTCTATATCTCACAAACATTCCCTCGTTTAAAAACTCCTTTTTACACTAATGTCAGTATCTTAACAACTAAGCAGCACCGCGTACTGCTCTAATAATCGAGCCGTTTTCTTGTATATTAGCTACCACAACACCCACTACTTGGCGTGCTATGTCTTGGCCAACTGCTTGCGAGTTTTGCTCATTAGTTGAGCCTTGCACCGTAATTTGGTTGGTAATACTAATACTAACCCCGCCAGAACCAGCATCATTAGCAGCGCCGCCACCATTATAACGTCGTGCCATTTGGCTAATTTCGGTATTTTGTTTCGGGCTTAATACACGCTCACCACGCTGCAGTACATAAGTGGATTCGTTAGGTACATAGTCTAAACCACCGTGCGCAATACCCGCTGGTTGCTGTGCTTTTATTTGTCGTACTTGCTGTAAGCCGCTCATAACAGCACCCGCAGCTGCTACACCACCCAGCACAGGGCCAATAATAGGAATAGACGCAAGTGAGGTAAATGCAGCAGTGGCACCTTGGTATGTATTAATTACCGCTTGCGCTATAGCAAATGCTTTATACGCTTTAAAGGCTGTTTTACTTTGTCCTGCCATAGTTTTAAATGTGGCAGCACCTAAACCAACAATAGCACTCGCTTTTTCTGTTTCGGTTTGTTTTTCAAAGTTAGCAAATGCTAAAACATTGCTTTGCAGTGCTCCTGTATGGCGGGTTTTAATTTGCATTAACCGCTCTTGATGAGCTGCCTCGTCAGCCTCGCGCTGGCTGTAATAACCGTTAGCTGCATTAAGTTCTGTCTGTCGTTCCAAATCCTTAATTTGGCTATCAGCATTGTATTCAAGTTCGCCCGCATCATCATTAGCCGCCAAGCCAATTTGTGCTCGGCGTTTTGCATCAACTCTGGCTTGTTGCCTAGCTTGCTCAACACTCAGTTCGTTGTTGTAAGCAGCCAGCGCTTCACGCCCAGCAAAACCTTTAACTACGGCAATACGGTTTTCTAAATCACGTTGTAAGTCATTTTTACGCTTTTCTTCTGCTTGGTTTTGTATCCGCGTTTTATCAGCTTCGCGCTTAACAGCTATACTTTTTAAGTCATCACTGTACTTAATATCAAGCTGCTTTAAAATTTCATCGTATTTAGCTTTATTACCAGCATCGTTGCTACGAGCGGTGATCACCATTTGCTTACGTTTATCGTAGCTGTCTTTTAAACGAGCTTCCTCAGCCATTAAGCTCACTTCTAAGCGCTTAATGTTGTCTGGTAGCACAGAGCTTGTTACTACTGGTTTAGGCTTTTCACTCTCTTTAATAGCAAGTACTTGTTGCAGTGCCACCACTTCATTTTTTAAGTCAGTAACACGCTTTTCAGCAGCTTCCACATCCGAAAATTTACCTTTTAAAAAAGGGTTATTAAATCGGTCTCTTGCTTCATCGGCTAGCTGTATTGCGCCTTTAATCCGCCCCTGAGCCATTAGCAATAAGCCTTGTGCTTGGCTACCAGTTAAGTTGGCATATGGGTTTAAATCTTTACTTGCTTCTTTAAGTTTATTAACTGAGTCGGTAGCGTCATCGCCTTGGCTTGCAAAGTAAGCAAGACCAATTCCAGCTGTGACAAGTAGGCCAACAGGCCCGCCTAGTAGCCCCATAACAGCACTAAGCCCACGAGCTGCAAGGGTCGCTCTACGAGCAATAGGTCCATACGCGCTGGTTGTAGCGTTCACTGCCCCTTGTGTTGCGGCTACTTGCATATTAGCTGCAGCTAACTTATTAACTCCAGCTGCTCTAGTGCCATCAGTATGCGCCATTGCTAGCTGCCTTTTTGCAGCGGCCTGATCAGCTAATGCTCTTTGGTGCTCTGCAATAGCAGTCGCTTTTGCTTGTTTTGCCAAGGCTGCATCAGCAATTAACGCCTTACTTTTTGCGGCAACATTGGCAATATAGCCTTTAGAGCTTGCGGCTAACCCAGCAACTAAATGCCCTGTTAAAACGGCAGCCAATCCACTTGTTGCCATCATTAAACTATCTACGGCGCCTTCGTTCTCACGTAAATAAGCCATAGTGTCGGTAATACTATCTACCACACTGGTCACAGCAAAATTTACTGGCTCTTCGTATTTGCGTATTAAGCGCTGGTATTCGTTACCCATTTCAGCAAAGCTGGCGTTTATTTTACCTTCGGTGGCCTCAGCTGCACCGGCGTAATCATCCAGGGCTTTAATTAAGTAGGTTTTAAACATTTGGCTAGTAACTTGACCGGCATTAACCATTTGCCTAAAACTACCGGCAGCGCCACCCGTGGCTTTATCTAGTTTTTGCATTAAGCCTGGCAATGGCTCAGTTACTTGGTTTAACTCTTCTGCGCGTAACGTGCCGGCAGTCATGCCCTGAGTCATACCAAATAAACTCTGGCTTAACTGTACGTTACTCGCACCTGTTTTTGCCGCCGCATTAGCCATGCCCTCTAAAATGGCTTTACCTTGGGTTTGGCTTACAACGCCGGCATCTTGTAGAGTTAAAATTTTACTGTAGGAGTCGGCAAGGGTGGTGTAACCGGTGTTTAATCTATCCGAGGCAGCAAACAAGTACGCTTGTACTTGCGCATATTCTTGCGCCGAGCTGGTTAAGCCTCTTATACGCTGATCTAACATTTGGGCAGCGCCCGTATCGCGCACAAACATAGTGGCGGTGCCAATGCCCACAAGCGTAGTAAGGGTTGCACCAATTTGCCCGTAGGCGCTATTCATTAATCCCAGCTGGCGGGTCATAGCGCCTTGCTGTTGCATAGTGCGGGCTTGGCTTGCGCCTAATTGCTGGTTAGCAGCAACTTGTCGCTGTACCGCTTGCTGAATGCGGTTTAGTTCGTTTACGTTTTGGCGCGCACCGGTGGTAACTGCTTTACCGTCATAACTTAAGCGTAACGCCAAATTCAGTTTGTTGCTCATCGGGTCGCCTTATTATGTTTATTATGGTGCGCTCTAATGTTTGTAGTTTTTCAAAATCATTAGGGGTTAACGTTATATTTGCATAGCGCCAAGCTATATCTGCCCGGGCATAATCTAGGGCTATTTCTACCCCTTCGTTATCACGCTGCCACTGGCTGCTCGCAGTTGTAAGTGCAATTACAGCACAGTGGTTTTGCGGCAATACAAATAATGTATCTTCTTTTGTAAGCGGTGCTTTAGGTGCACCAAAATGGGCTTCGTCGTCATCTAGTATTTTACTTGATGCTGCTAGGTCGCCCAAAAACCACCTAGCAACATCGGCTAGTTTTTTTCGTGTATACGGTACTGCGCATTAATACACTCAACACTTAAGCGGGCGGTTATGCCGCTGTACGCCAGCAGTTCTTCAAGCGTGTCGTTTGCAAAAGGTACGTCTTTGCCGTCATCAACAAAGCCATCCCAGCTAATAAGCAGTTCACGTACAATTTCACCATCATTAGCGCCTTGCTTTTCAGTCAGCAGTTTTAGCTCGCTTTCAGTCACTAGCTTTATGTGTGCGGTAAACTTAAATAGCACACCACCAAACTCAAAATTAAGGGGGGCTTTTACCACCGCAGTTTTTAAGTCATTTAGTAATTTTAATTTCATTGCAAACTCACTTATATTCTTTAGTTAGTCTTAAAGCTTCGTCTTTAGCAGCGTTAAGAGTATTAAATTTCAACATGCCATTGCTGTCTTTACAGTAACTTGGCGCTTTCCCTTTTCTTTTTACTACGACGGTATAAAATTCAACTTCACCAGTATTTATATTGGTCATGTTCATTGCTTGAAATCGCATAAGCATTACTCAAAAACAATCGTTAGTTCGTCATAGCCTGTGCCACTGGGTACTAGTTTGCCGTCAAATTCGTAACCGGTTAATTCCGAGTCCAAGCTAGTGTATTTGGGCCACGGCATTTGGTAACGCCCAATAATGGTTACTTTTTTACCTACGGCTGTGCCATGGGTAAACTCAAACGTTTGCACTTTGCCCACGTCTTTCCATGGATCAAAGTTTGTTAGCTCATCGGCGCTTAGTGTAAAGTTAGCGCTGCTTTCATGCCCGGTAATCATAATTTCTTCGTGGTTAATGGCACGGTCAAACACCACGTTATTACCCAAATCAACTGTTAACTTATGCAGCGTGCGTTGGGTGTCACTTAGTTTAAAGTCAGAGCTGTTACTTACGCCTAGCACTTCGGGGCGTACCCAACGATCCCAATCAACACTTGGCGGGGCACTGCTTGCAACCGGCGGACTAAACAAACCTTTAAACTGCCAGTTAAGCATGGGCTTGCCTTTTTCAAGTGCAAAGCTCACATTGCCTTTCATTTGTGTAATGTTATGGGTGTTTTTACCAAAGCGTAACGTGCACTTAGCAGCCACTGCCGCACCTTTAGTAAAGGTAACGCTACTAACATCAGACACTTGCACCATGCCACAGGCAAGCAGAAGTGGCGCATATGCTGGTGCTGTACCCGCTGTACCACTCATTGCCAGCGGTGTTTTAAAGTTTAGGCTTACATGCTCGCCATAAAAGGTTTCCATGCTTGCACCGCTGTAGCTCGTTTCTAACTCGTCTTTTTCGCTTTCGCTCTCTGGCGTAAACTCCACGTCACTGGCATATATTGCATGTAGGCCAGTTAGCGTCGTACCAGCTGCATCTGCTAAAATGAGTTTGTCTTTAAATCGCCACGTGCTCATGCCGTAACCTCCACTTTAATTAGCTCACCGCTCTTTAAATCAAAAGCGCCGGCTAGCTCATCTCTGTTACCTTTAGCATTTGCCAAAGTTTGGTTAACGTTTTGTGCAATTGTCATCGCTCGCGACATTTTAGGCTTTATGTTAACGTCAGCCTTTTGTTCAGCGGGTTTTGTTAATTGCGGCTCTGTTTTTTTGCTCATGGCATTGCCCTCACAGCTACGGTATGTATGCCAGTTACACTAAACTGACACTGATAAATTAAATTATTTGTTTTCTTGCTAAGCTCAATCGTGCGGCCTTTATCAAGTTTTATTGCATCCCACCCCGCATACTGGCACCCAGCCACGGCGGTTTTAATATCACTTCGCAATTGTTTAATTTGCTCATCAGTGGTGGCATTCCCTGCAGAGCAGGGGATCACAATCATCACCGCAAACACATCTTTAACCTGGTACTCATCAAGCCCAGGCACTTCATTGGTATTGATATTGTCATCGGCCAGTGGCAATACAAACAGCTGGGCACTGTGTACTGCATGTTCACGCACGTAGTTAAAGTCGCTTGCAAAGCCAACGGTTGCATTAAGCACAGTGTTGCTTAGCAAGGTTTCTATGTTGTTTAAATCAAAGTTAAATGCCATTTAAATGCTCTTTAAATACTGTTTAAACTTAACCAAGGGGCTGTTTAAATTAACCAATCAGTAATGATGTCGTTAATTTCAGTCTCTTGCACAGCAGCAATACCCAGTATTGTCCGTGCGGGTAAGGTCACGCTTTTATTACGGCCGGTCTTACCGCCAAAATGGTGTATGGCTGCGTACTTTTCACCTAAGCCATGCTCAAGCGTATTACCATTTACGTTATGCGTAACAGAGCCTGCCAGGTTACGCTCATCAGTAAGCGTTAAACCACCACGGTCTTTGGCCGCTTGCGACTGCTCCCACTTACGGCCTTCGGGTGTTACTTCACGTAAAAATCGAGTGGTGACGTCCATGTCTAAAAATGCACCAATGTCGTCCAGTACATCAGCTGGTTCACCGCTTGTGTTTGCAATTTGGGTTAAGCGGGGCAGTGCATTACCCGTTATATTTATAAATACACCCGCCAATTTAATAGCCTGGCCAGTTAAATTGAGTGCCCGCAACTCTCGTGCGCATCCCTGTTCTTGTGGCTGCGGGCCCGTCTTCCTTAATTTGGATCACGCCTTTACTAACCTTGTCTAGCATCGCCATAGCACTGCTTTTAAGGTTTTTAAGGTGTTCGTCTGCAATGTTAGGGGCAAGTTCACAATGCATTAAATCATTAGCTATGCCCGGTAATAACGATCCATCAATGTCGCGTTGGTTTAGCTCAAACCGCGCTACATACCCTGCAATAACTGAATTTACATTTTTTTGCGCTTGGTTATACCAAGCATTAATCTGCGCTTGTAACTCACTATACGTTTCACTTAAAAGTGCGGCTTCTACATCGTCACGAGTAGGGCGACTGCCCGCCACCGCAAACTTAGCCGTAGCAAATTGCAACAGCACATTAATGCCAACTTTGTCGATAACTGCTTGAACTGTCGTAAACATACACACCTCAGTTAGTAAAAAAAGGCCCCAAAAAAACAAAAAAAGAGGCCTTTTAACTAGGGAACAATGAAAAATTAAATCTAGCGTTAGCCAGGCGTTAATACGTTGGTAAGTAAAATACCGCAATCTTTTGCAATAACTTGCTCTTGTACAGCTTCGCCTACCATAATTTCAACACCACCGTTTAAACCAGCAGCAACATCACGATTGCCCGATGTACGCGAGCCATAACGGGCGGTTAGCGCAAAGGTCATACGGTTATTGTTAAACGACGCAAGCGGATCGTGGTAAGTAAACGACAAGCTATCTTTCCACACACGTTGCAGATCAAGTGCCTGGCCTTTTTTAGCTGTGTTCAGTCGCGCTTGGCCTACGGTTATATAATCAAGCTCAAGTACTTCTTTAATATAACTCCATGGCACTAGGCCTTGATCACCACTAGTACCGTTAAACGCTTTTAGTAACTTAGGGTGGGTACGCAGCTTAGTGGCCACACTTTGCGATAGCGTCATGGCATTCGGGCGCATAAGTGGTGCATCAAGCATGTCTAAAAAGAACGGCAAAATATCCAGTGTTGCATCATCTAAACGCTTTTGTCCGCCCGCCGCTAATGATTGAGTGCTACCAAAGTTAGCAGCTTTGTTGTACATATTAGCAACGCGTATTTCACGATTAAGCAATACCAAATCAGTTAAACTTTCAGCAGCATGTAAACGCGGGTTATAGTTTGCTGGCGCATTCGTAACATCGTCATTTGGCACAACATCTGCTAAGCCAAAATCAACAACTGAGCCTGTTCTATCTTCAACACTAAACTCAACTTGATTAGGAGACGATTTACGGCCAATTTTATCGTCTACAACGGTAAATTTTTCGCCTTTTTTATACTCGGTCCATTTGTAGTTACGTAACCCAACCGGTGAATAAGGTGCAAGTGTATCTGCAACCAAGGCTTTATTTTTGTAAGCAATGGCAATCGCCGTTTGCTCAACATCAGGGGTAAATGGCATACCATTACTCATGACAAATCCTTATTATATATATTTAAGTTAACCCAGCTGCGCTATGCAGTTGGAATAGTCGCTATTACTTGTGGCGCTAAAAATATGTCACCAATTACACCCACGTCACCGTCTTCCATGGCCCAGCCTGCAATATGTATTTGTGTCGCACCCACACTAGTCGCTAAGTCAAATGCCACTGCCTTACCGTCTGCGTCTGCAATAATTAAATCACCCGCTTCAATTACACCACCAAATTCAACCGGCGCACTTTGAGTCATAACCACATCTATTCGTAAATGATCGTCTGTACCTTGCTCAGTTACGCCGGCATACGCTGCGCTTGCATCTACCGCACTTGCTACAGCAAAGTCAGCCACTGGCGATACAACAACCAAGCGGTTAGCAGCAATAGTAGCTGTTGCCGCAAAGTTTTTAATAAATCCTGGATTTGCCATAGTCTTATGCCTTTTTAATTTGGTCCAGCGCAGCGGTAATGCTAATAGTCACGCCTTTACTAGATTGTGATTGTTGATAATCAAGCGCCTTAGCTGCCAGTGTTTCTGCACTATCGTCAGTTACTTCGCCGTTTTTATCGTCTTTATTAAACTCGCTTGTTAAGCCAGTTTGCTCTGGTAAACCTTTTAAAAACCCTTCAAACCAGGTCGCAGGTTTAAGCTCTTGGTTTTTACCGTCGCTGGCTGCAAATTCAAACGTGGCATCGCCATCATTTAACTTGGCCATAAACTCAGCCACACCATCGGTATTCGTTAAACGCGGCGCTTTACCACCGTTTACTTCGGTATTAATAAAGGTGCTGGCCGCGGCAACACGCTGCGCGTATTCCAACTTAGCGTTTTTAGCGTTCGCTGCATCAATTTGGTCTTGCAGCGCCTTTCTCTCTTTTTCATCCATTGCATTGTCCTCATGGGTGGGTGGGGTGGCGTTGCTATTTATATCGGTATTAATAGCATCATCGCCTTTATTAAATTCTGTATTGTCGCTATTGGCTTTAGCACGCTCATGCTCAGCAATAATGGTTTCTTCTTTTAACCATTCACCTTCGTAATTAGGCACAACTTTATCTGCTGCTTCACTACCAAAGCGGTCAGTTATAAAGCCACGTAAATTACTCATAAGGCGGGTAAGGGTGTTTGATGTGTGCAGCGATATGTTGTCAATATCGCCTGCAGCAAATTCTAGGGTAAGGGTGTCGGCATCATCGGCTTGGTTAAACTGCCAGGCAAGGCCTTCAACAGCAGGGGGCTTGCCACCTAAATAACCAATGTGCGCAAGTTGGTAGCCATTAGCTACTTTTTCTAATCGTACCGAGCGGTTAGGGTAGCGCTTATCGGCTACAGCTTGGGCAAATTCAGCGCAAACATCGTCTGCTTTAGCAAACAAAGAGCCGCCTTCAGCTTTTAAATCACTGGCCCAGCCCCATGCAGCATCGTGCATTTTAGGGTGGCCAATAACCAGCGGAGCGGTTTTAGGTTTAAAGTTGGTTACAACGCTGTTTAAATCTGCATCGCTAAATGTGTGTGTTACGCCTTTAGAATCGGTTTGTGTACCGGCTCTAAATACTTCAAACCAATTGAATTTGGTGTTTGTGCTTGTTTTGTTTGCCATGTTCCCAGTGCCAATAAACTAACTAAGTGGCACCAGTGTATGTGAGGAGGAGAGCCCCAACCGCTGGAATAGACTTTACAGCGGGTGTATTGGGGTTGCTTATATAGGCTAAGCGGGTATCTAAAAAGTATCAACCATTATTAATGGTAAAATAAATTAACCTTTTTAGTTGAATTATTATTCTTTTATGGTAAATTATAAATAGCTTCAAATCGGGTCATGAAGCGAGGAGGAACAATGGCACTTTCTGAATTTGGTAAAACAATTCGTAAAGCTCGAATTGACGTAGGTTACACATTGAAAACTATGTCTCAAGAGCTAGAAACTTCGACTGCCTATCTAAGTGGATTAGAAACTGGTAGTAAAAAAATATCAAAAAATTGGGTTAGTAAAATATATACTTTTTTTAAATCAAAAGGTCACCCAATAAGTAATTTAGGGCAGCTAGCAGACGTAGCCAATGAGAACGTATCGTTAAGTGGTTTATCTCAGCAACAGCAAATGCTTATAGCTGGATTCGCGCATTCACCTTTTACTCCGGATGAGTTAAAAAAGTTTGCAGAGTTCTTAGAGGATATTAACAAATGTAGTAAGGAATAATTATGCCTGAAAATTACCGATTGAGAGGGAACAGAGTTTCGCCGTTACCTCTCAGTCAAATTAAAGTCGTTGCAGAGAATTTTGCCAAAGCTTTCGACTTTAAACGTCGAAACAGACGAAACTTAGACAAAAACTTTGAGCTTTTGTATCAACTCAGAGTTACGTTAGAAGTTGTAGATGATAAAGATTGGATATTTTTAACTAAAGGTCACTGCGACCCAAGTAAAGCAATAATCTGTGTACCACAGTCTATATACAATAATGCATGCATTGGGGAGCAGGAAGCTTTAGCAGTAATGTTGCATGAGTTGGGTCATTTATTTCTAGGACATCGGTCGTTAATGCATTATTCCGATAAACCAGCTGAAGAAATAGAAGATGCTGAATGGCAAGCGGATATGTTTGCAGAAATTATACTTTCTATAATGGGTTATGAAACAAAACAATTGTCTTTTGACTTTTATGGGTAGTAAAGCCCTGACCAAAGGTCAAGGCTAAACTGGGTCTTTTACCTTAACAGTAAAAGTTAATTTTAACCTGAGAATACAAACAAACTAGGTCATAATTATATTTGGCGATATAGATTATAAACCCCTAGTAAAGCATGTGCAAGTTGCATTTGTATGGTTGTATTCTCTCAGCAACGGAGAAACGACTATGAAAAATGGTTATTGTCCTAAGTGCAAAGAACCTTGTGAGGTAAGCTTTGTTAGTCATGTGACTAAAAACGGCAAAGTAATCTACCCCAAAAAAGGTAAACGATGCTTAGTTATCCCTCACTGCACTAGCTGCAAGTAATCTATAAAAGCCACCACTAACTTTAGGTGGTGGCTTTTATATCATATTAGCATTCCTATGAATTTGTTTTAAACTAAAGTAACTATCAAACAACCAAGGATTGGCCATGCTCCCTAAAATACTTCAAACCAAAAAAGCGTTATTCGTGACATTATTAATAGCTGCAGCATTATTTGCTTCGCAGCAGTTATTGCTACAACCCAACATAAAAAATGTTGAATATGGAAAGCCCAATGAAATATCGCCCAACATGTACGACACACTCACGCAGCGTATTATCCAAAACACAAACCCACTACTAACAGCAAAAATTAAAAGCAGCTTTAGTGATGGTTATATTTCAACGGATGAATACATAGCAATAGCCCAGCAACAAATAGTATTAAAAGACCCACTGCGCTCAAGTAAGCAAATAAACTATTCAACTCGCAAAGCTAAAGCCGATTTAACCAGTGCCTTAAATGCGCTATAACAAGTGAATCTAACAAACACACCCCGCAAATGAGTTTAAACCATGTTTAAACTGCGTTTAAATTCGACTGGGTGTGTTTAAACGGTTTCAACTAAAGCCAATGTAGCCACAAAACAAAGCAGGGCGCTTAAAATAGCTTACAGGCGTTAATGTATTTTGGGTATAATAAATGAAAAAGTGTTAGAAGTTTGTATACTTAAATAATCTAGGGTCAAATTAAAAGCTTAGATTGCTTTTTGTTAACACTACCAACATATGATCCGATTCCTTTCTTTTGATGATCTGAATTACTCAAAGAATATGCTCGTTGAAATTTAACAAACCTTTCGTACTCAATTTTCATCTCATTATGGTAAATTTCTATATTAAATGCGGTTGTCTTTTCAGAAACTTTATTTGATTTTTTATCATTAATTAGGAACTTTGACTTCTCTAATTTATCAATCAACTTATCATAAATATTATTAAGACCACTTTCGTCATTTGAAGATATTACAATGTCATCCATATAAACTGACACAGTTGCTAAATTATTTTTGTATATTTCCTCTAAAAAAATACCTAGCGCACTATCAGCTAAACATATAGAAGCAAGTAATGGAGATTGTATAAAGCCGTAGGGTAAGTGATGAGAGTGGGGGTAATTTCCCATTACTTTAACGGTAGACAGTTTTGCTATTTCTCTAGCTTTTTCGTAACTGATAACTTTCTTTAACGCTCTTGTAATTCTACTACGACTTATATAGCCAAAAAAATCAGCTATATCGATTGTTGAAAAGAAATTATTTTGTAAATGAACAGATAATGCTTCTACATGTCCACCAGATCTTAAGTGATAATAATACGAAGGGGATCGCCATGATTTATTAAGTGTTTTTAGTACATTTTCACCAGACTTACGACTTGAAGAGCTTGGGTTGTAAACCCACCTACCAGGTTTAATTTCGAATCTATTGGACCAACTGGAATTGTAAATCATTTTTTTAGCAAATATGAGTAATTAAAAGCCATGTTAAAGAGATCGATAACAATCAGCATAAAGTCATAAAATTCATTTAAGAATCCAATAACGGCTGTTGCTAATTCGATACGCTCTTTAACTAGACTATGTTTAGATTTATCTTCCATACATAACCCTCCATATCTCCCTGACATGTCTAGCGCAAGCGCATGACTAAAAACTAACTGAGTAGGCAACAATGAGACAATTAGATACAATTAGAATCATCATAGGAGCCTATAAGAATCACAATAGTGACATACATGAAGGGAGCGGCAAGTGCCACCTAATGTCAGGAATCTAAATTGTACATAGCCTACTAAAAATATCAACCTATTATAAAGTCTAAACTATTAATTAATGTCCATAATATTTATTACTAAACCTAACCACAATCGGCGTTCCGTCTTGCTCACAGGTAACACTAATCTTTAATTTTTCTTGATGATCATAGTAAGTGACTAAATGGGTCATTCTGTCTTGTTCTTCTAACTTTTTTGGATTCACAGCAACAGCATTTAACACCGCAATAGGATCAAAAGTTTCTGTTTGGCTACATGGTGCAGTATCTAGCAAGTAAATCTCAGAATATGTAATAACACCATCAGTACTGTCATAGCGGGTTTTGTATTGCGAGGTAGTTGTAGTAATTGAACCATCGGCAGTTGCGGCAGTCTTTAAAATATCACTTGCTGCTTCAAGTCTAAATTTGAGGAACCGATCCGGGCTAATAAAATCTTTCGGTGGTGGAGTAAGTTGTGTAGCTTGCACTTCTTCTTTATTACCGCAGCCGACAAGTACCGCACATATAGCAGCCGTTATAAAAACACTCTTCATAAATAATCCCTCATTAAATAAACGTTAAAACTAAAAACCTACTTTATATGCTCTACTTACCAAAAATAAACAGCCCAACAAAAAATATGATTGCAAAGGCCACAACATAACCAATAATTTTAATTTCGCCTTGCTCTTGCGCTTGATTCAACTCTACCTCAGCGGTTTTAGCTTCAAGTTCAGCGATTTTTAATTTGTCCTTTGCAACTTCTACTTCCTTCATTACTGTTAAAGCATCCATCTCTTGACAGTAAATCATATCAAACTTTTTAACTTCTTCTTCGCTAAGCTCTTTAGTTAACTCACTTAGTTCATCGTCTAAATCAAGCTGTAGTTGCGGGGAGGTCTTATTTAGGGCAGCAGCAAGCAGCCTTATGTCATGTTGACTAGCCAACTCTCGTACATATTTGCGGTCTAACAACTCCATCTGCATTCCTTTTTATTATCAATCCACTTTACGCGCACGTTGTAGCACACGTTCTACACGGCCAAGCACGCTAAAGCGCCCAGCGTTAATATCATCCGCATCAACAAAAAAGCCAGAGTAGGCGCTGTTGTCGCTAGTGATGTTATAGCCCTTACTTTTAAAGTCGTACTGAATACGCTTTACAAAAATTTCATCATCAAAGCGTAGTACGCACACACCTTCACGTGCATCAGTTTGGTCATCAATCAACGAGACCAAAGTTAAGTCGCCGTCAAACAAGGTTCTTTCCATACTATCGCCGCGTACAGGTACTACCGTTAATTTTTTATTATGTAAGTTATTTTGCTGCAACCAACGGCTCGATAATTCAAACCGCGCAATTGGGTGTTCAGCCACCACCAAAGCACCACCGCCCGCACTGGCCGCTAAATCGTATTGTGGCACAGCCGTTAGATCAGCATGACTGGTTTGTAGCGCTGTACTTTTTGTTTTCACTAAAGGTAGGGGAGCGCTTTTAGAGCCTTTTAGTATGTAGTTAATATCAAAACCTATATCAGATAGGGCGATTAACTTATCGGAAGGAATTGGATGTCCCGCCTCCCACCTAAGAAAAGTTGTCTTACCAACACCAATAGCTTTTGAAGCTTCAGCTTGCGTTAACCCTAACCGGTTACGTTCATCGCGCAAAAAAGTTGTCATTTATTGAAACTTTTAACCATTTTAATCGCATTAAACATCAGTAACTTACAAAAAAATGAAGTTTAAGTGCAATATATTGAAACCAAAGGCGTTGACAGTTTCAATATATTGAAACTATACTTGCCACACATTAACAAAAACATACGCTTTATATCTCGCCAAAGAACATAAAAGAGTATGTAAACCAAAAGGCACTTTACAATGAAACCAGACCAAATTAAACAAGCACTTGAAGAAAAAGGCTATTCACTATCAATTGTTGCTACTGCACTAGGCTTAAACCTGTCGCACGTTAGCAGTGTTATTTACCAACACACCACCTCATACAAAGTAGCCTCTGCTATTGCCAAAATTATTGGTGAACCGGTAGAAGCCATTTTCCCAGATGTATCTGCTTATACAAAAAATAAAGATACCCGCAGCCAAAAAGTACAAGCGCTGCGCGAGCTATTAGCCAGCGAATAACAGCATCGGCAATAACGCATTTTAAATCAATGTAATTGTGTAAGAGATTTTTACCTATGGAACATTTAACAATGGCACAAAAAAACCAAATGACTAAAAGCATACTTGAAGCCGATGTTGCACCCGACTGCGATATATATCACTTGTTTATTCACAGTGTATGCTCAGCCATGAAGCGCTCTGGCTTTAGCCGCCCAGTAATAGCGGACCGTATGAACGACGCTTTGCACTCGCAAAACAACGAGGTTGATCAGTCAAAACTCAATAAGTGGCTAGCACCTAGCCAAGCCCACTACATGCCAATGCATTTTTTACCTGCACTGTGTTACGCCGTACGTTCAACCGAGCCTGCCAATGTGTTGCTAAAACCTATTTTGTTTAAAGCGGTTGATCAGCGTTCGCAGCTATTGCAACAACACGCTGAGCTGCAAATGGAAATAGAAGAGCGCACCGCCATGCAGCGCTACATTACCGAGTCGTTACTCACCAACGACGACCAAGAATGACAGCACCATTACACCACCCGCTATAAAACCAAATTAAGGCTAAAACAATGACCATCAAAGACCAAGCTCCGTCTAAAAAACACCAAATTAGCAATATTGAGGCTGATGTAATGCTGTTAGCAAACAACAAAAGCGTAGTTAGGCCACAACTTACATCGGTAACAAACCTTAAAACGGGCACGGTTTCATTTATAACAAGCACTTTTGGAGCGCGCTATGAGCACTAATTTAGTCGATGTAGTAGGTAAAGAAAACGGCAACGAAATAGAACACCAGCTACAAAAGCTTAAAACACCACTGAACATAGTGATGCCACAAAGCGTAGCCGAATGCATGGACCGCGTAGTGTTTTTAGCAAACCGCCAATTTACTGATGCCGCTGAGGCCGGCTTTATTTTACTTAATGTAAAGCAGCAAGTAGAACATGGCGAGTTCAAGCAACTGCTTGAAAGTGCAGGTATTCATTACAGAACTGCCGCACGTTCAATGGCCATCGCAAAAATGCTCTCAAGCTTACCAAAGTCCAAAAGTGACAAGTTGTCACTTTTGAACATGAGCCAACATCAACTAAGCGAGCTGACTAAAGTACCGCTTGAGTCTATTGCCCAGTTGGATGATGACGACCTCGATGTACTGGCCGAAACCAGCGGCAAAGAAATTCGCGCCCAAGTGCAAAAGTTAACTGAGCGAACACAAGAGCTTGAAGAAAGCACGGCCACGCTTATAAACGCCCTTGAAAACGAGCGCTTAACTAAAGCCCCAACCCAAATGTACCAGTTACCTATGTTAGTAGCGCAGGTGCGCCAAAAGGCTTTTGCACACAACGCCGTTGTTAACGAGTCACTCGAAGAGTTTATTGCCATGGCCGAGCAGCTTTGTAATGCCCGCGACCTCGATTTAAACCACCGCATTGGTGCAGCGCAAACAACCTGGCATTTATTCTTAGCGGTACAGCAACGCATTACCCATATGCTCAACCGTTTAAGTGGCGAGTTTGGCCCAGAGCATTTAGCCGGCGCTGACTGCATACCGCAATTTGCCGAAGATGAATGGCAAGACGCCCAAGCAAACCGTGAATACATGCTAGCCATGTTTAACGACCAAACTAAAACCCATAAGTAGGAGAGAGCAATGCATCCTGCAGTTCAACGATTTAATCGCTTACCAAGCACAGGTAGCGAACTAAGTTGGCAAAATGCCAGCGAAACGGCCCGTAAAAAAGCCCAAAGCCGTGCTGTACTTGTGCGCCACTTGCTTACCCAAGAAGGCGGGTTACCAAAAGCGTTTGAGTTACTTGTAACTAATTACCGTGCAAACCTAGCGCCTAGCACCTTAATGGTCGCTATTGAAGTACTAGGCAAGCTGCCTGGCCGCGCCACTATATATAACTGGTGTAATGCGTACAAAGACAATGGCATTAATGGCTTATTACCTAACCATAAAGGCAAAGCACAAACCCAGTACAGCTGGCTTGCACGTAGCCTTGAGCTGTACCACAGCCCAAATAGCCCAAGCTTTGCGCAAGTGAGCGACCAATTAAATAAAGAGGGTTACAAGGCACAGCACCACCAAGTACGCCGCTTTATAAATGCATTGCCCCATGAGTTAGGCCCACAAAGCCCATACCGTATGGGTGCAAAACTGTATCGCGAAAAGCACAAAGATCACTTACTGCGCTCAACCGACAACATTAAGCCTGGCGTTATGTATAACGGCGATGGCCACACCATTGACGTGTATTTAGCGCACCCTAAAACAGGCAAGCCATACCGTGCAGAACTTACCGCGTTTCAAGACGTAGCAAGCCGCTGCATTGTGGGCTGGGAACTTGGCTACGCCGAAAGCACGATTGATACTTTAGCCGCTATTAGCCGCGCTATTAAAGTACATAACAACGTGCCTGCCATGTTTTATTTAGATAACGGCTCTGGCTACAAAAACAAACTAATGAACGACGACACCACCGGCTTTTATGCCCAGTTTGAAATAGACGTTATTTTTGCCATACCTGGCAATGCCAGAGCCAAGTGGATAGAGCGGTTCTTTTTGCACATGGAAGACCGTGTAGGCAAAAAGTTCAGCACTTATTGTGGTCGCCATCATAACGATCGCCATAAGCAGCTGGTACTAAAAGAAGCCAAGCAAGGCAAACGTAAACTGCCAAGCGTTGACGAGTGGATAGCTGAGTTTAAAGCCTTTTTAAACGACTACCACAACAGTGAGCACCCAGAAGTTAAAGGTAAAACTCGCCAACAAGTATGGGATGAAAACGTTGACCGCGTACCACCGGTAGAGGGCGACTTTGTAATGCTGCCGCGCGAAACGGTAAACATTCGCCGTGGCCGCTTTCGCTTGCATCAACGTGATTACAGTGCCGACTTTTTGCACCAGTTTAATGGCCAAGAACTAATTGCAGCCTACGACATGCACGACGACAGCTACACCAAGCTTTATAAGTTAAACGGTGAGTTTTTAATGGTTGCTAACTTAAAAAGCAAAACCCATGCAATACCGTCTTCGCGTGTTGAGCAAGCCCAGCAAAAACGCCTTACAGGCCGCGAAAAACGCTTACAAGTACATTTACAAGAAGTGCGCGCCCAAGAAGCCAGTACACGCATTATTGATATTGATGCAGTAACTGAGCTGGCCGCGCCTGTTAATGCCATTACTGAGCAGTTAACCCCAGTAAATATTTTTGATTTTGACGTAGCACCTGCAGTGCCACAGCACGAAATTGACCTAAACGAATTATTAGACCAACCACTTTTACGTAAGGAACACAGCTATGAGCTATAACCAACCATTCCCATACACACCCGAGCAAACGCTACGTGTTGAGCTTATTAACCAAGAGCTGAGCACCACAGGCATGACTATTGAGGAGCTAAATTGTGGCTTTGCGCTGCAATCGGTTAAAGAGGTGCTGGCAAATAAATGCACTATAAATCCTGAAAAAATAGTTGTAGCTATGTGGCATAAGCTCTTTGGTGAAGCGGCTATTACCGACATTGAAAAACGTAACGGCTTTAATAAGTCGTATGCTAAAGCCGATCGCGAATTAGCATCACGTATTTGTTTGCGCTTGCAATCGCCCGAAATACGCGACCAAAATATTACCAGCGCCAGTATTGCCGTAAGCATGGGTAAAAGCACGTCGTCTATTAGCCAATTAATTAACGGTAAATACAACGCCAAACCCACTAAACACTTACACGACATTTGGGCGTTAATTTGCCCTGCAGACGTTGACCAAGGCAAGGCTAATAACAACCCCGCCGAGCGCAAGCAAATTAGTATTGTGTACGGCGATGTACGCTTTATTCCTACTAGTACCTCTAAGCTTATTGCTATGGCGTGCGACCAAGCGCGCGCACGTAAGCGCTTTAGTGTGTTTGCAGGCCAAGCGGGCCTAGGTAAAACCAAAGGTATTAATGAATATTGCCGCCAAAATAAAGAAGCCATTTTAATCGCCGGCAGCGAGCAAACCAGTAGTACCCAAGTGCTTGAGCAGTTAACTGCAGCCCTAGGCTTATCGCGCTGCCCAAGTGCGTATAAAAACATGCAAAAAATTATTATGGCACTGCGCGATACCGACCGTTTAATCATTTTAGACGAAGCCGATAAGTGCAAGCCTAACTCACTCGACCCACTGCGCACCATTAGCGACCAAGCCATTGTAGGCGTAACTCTCGTTGGCAACATTCAGCTGGTCGACAAACTGCAAACGCAAGAGCGCTACGAACTAATAGCAAGCCGCGTGTGCTTTTGGCCTAAACCCATTGGCCAAATAACCGTTGAAGACATTCGCACCCTGTTTTTAGAGTTAACCGAGGGCACCGTAAAACTCGCCCAAGACGACGCAAAATGGTGGCAGTGGCTGCACAAACGCGTTGAAGGTAATGCACGTGAACTGGTTGAAAACCTGTTACCGCATTTGCTTAACCACACAAATAAAAACCCAGACACGGCCATAGATAAACTTTTAATAAATGGCATTTTTTCATCAGTACTTAATAAACCAGCGGTTTAAACGCCGTTTAAACATAATTTAAATAAGGATTTAATCATGGCATTTTCAATAAAATTAAACACAGCACGTTACACAGCACAATTGGCATTTAGTGATCGCGTTACTAACCAAAGCATGTTTTCGCTACTGGCAAAAATGGACCCACAGGGGGAGTTAATCGACAACTGCGACGGTAATATAAAAGCGGCATTTGCAACCTTAGTTGCCGATAAGCTTTTTGCAATACATCACGTGCACGAGGTTAACTCTCATGCCCATACAGCACGCCGTTTTAATACTATTTATCGTCATTTTCCACTGGTGTTTACTGAAGGTATGCACGATTGGGGCATTAAAATAATTGCCATTACCGACTCACCAACCTTCGAATTTGTAGCCCAGGAGGAAATAGCGTGAGCAACTTAATACAACAAATCAAAATTGCCCAAAAGGCTGCGGGTATCGACCAAGATACCCATCAACTTAATGTGTCGTACATTGCAGATGGCCGCACAAATACATGCACAGGGCTTAGTAAACTTGAACAACAGCAGCTGCTTGCTCGTTACCGCGCTATGAACCCTAATGCAGGTAAAAAGCAATTACCTGCACAGCTAAAAATGATTTACAGCCTATGGGGGCAGCTGCACCGAGCAGGCGCGGTAAATGTAGATTCTAAGCAGGCTTGCGACGCGTTTTGCGAAAAACATTTACAAGGTAAAACCCTGTATAAAAGTGCGCAGCAGTGGCCGCATATTATAGAGGTGCTTAAGCAATGGCTTGCACGTCAAAAGGCTAAGCAGGGGGCTTAAATGGCTAATTACGAAGAGTACCAAAACTTTACTATTAACCCACGCAACCCGCAGTACCAAGAGGTGTTAAATCGCCGCGCAGTAAAAGCGGGCGACGTTAAAAAAAGTAAAGCCAGGCGCAATGTTGAAGCCTACAAAGAGCAGCGTGAAATTGACCGCGAATATAATTTAGAACACTTACTGGAGGGTGATTAATGAGTTCAGTAACAATTGATATGCGTGCATTGCCTTATGGTTTGCGCAGCATAGTTAAGCACTTGGGGGTTGAAAAAACGATTGCTATTTTAACCGAAAAACAAGGGCAAATGTTTTATATACCTAAGCAGCCAACAGCTGATCACGAAGTGGTTAAAATTTTTGGTATGGATGTAGTTAACGAGCTACTAGCAGAATACGAAACTAAGCATTACCAAATGCCCATGTTACACAAAGTACTAATGCAAATTCGTAACCAAGAAATATGCAAAGAGCTGGATAACAAAACCAGCACCATTCAACAGCTGGTAATGCGTTTTAAAATTACGCGTCAGCAAATAACCAGTATTTACAGCGCGTATCAGTTAGAGCGTAATCATGAAACGCAGCTCAATCTAAGTTTGTAGGAGTTATTAAAATGAAATTAGGTGAAATAACACAGTTTGATGTACATGCGAAATGCCCGCATTGCGAAAATGAAACAACGGTTTATCAAAGTGAATTAAAGGATGAGGAAGCAGACTGCCAGCACTGTGATGAAAGCTTTCAAGTGAAATTAGATGCAGATTATTAGGGGAATATAATGAGTAGCAATACTGAAAATAAAACATGTAACTGTTTTGCTGAAACGTTAGAGCGCGTTAAAAACCATTTAACAGATCAAGGTAAAATACCTGCTGGCGCTATTGATAGTGACTTTAGGTGGCAGGGGCAAGCGTACATACTTTCTGGGGGTGAGTACGCGCCTGTCAATCCTAAAATTGAAGTTAAATATAGATCGCCTAAAAAACATGGTGGCCATGCACGAAACATGTCAAAAATAGACATGACAATTATGGCTACTCATTGCTGTTATTGCGGCCGTGAATATCAAAGGAAAAATGCTTAGCAATGCAAAGCAATAACTTTGTATTGCTCACGGCTTTACAGCTTAGCGGCGGCGCTAAGCCAAAGCCGTGGCAGTACGAACACAGTTTAAATTTGTTTAACCGGTATATAAACCAACGCAAGTTATTTGGCCTAGATACAACAGGCATGATGGACGAATACCGCGAAGCATATAAAGAAATTAAGGGTAAATAATGGCAACTGAATACCAAACTTACGTAGTTAAATTTGAAGGCGAGGCACCTCAAGTCACCGCTGGCATGAACATTAACGGAGGGAGTCTGCGCCGTGTATGTTTTAACAACCAAATGGCATTAAACGATGATGCGAGACAATTAATTGAAGATGCACTGGAAGAATGCACGCTTACAGATCGCCAAGTTAACGACCTGCTAAACGAACTTTTAACACTACTTTAAACCCTGTTTAAATCTTATTTAAACTAATTGGCTTATGGCTCTTGTAATCATAAGCCAATTTGCTTTAACCTAATATAACACCTCTACAGCGCCTAGCTGAAAACAACTTTACAGCGGTTTATTTCCCCCTAAATTGATTTACTTACTGTATGACAAATACAGTGCATATCCCAATTATTGAGCATTTAGCTCAGCAAATAATTAAAGCCAGTTCTAAAGCCGAGCAAATCGCTATTTCGCGTCGTTGCCCGCTACAAGACCTGCCAGCATTGCGTGCCCGTGTTAAACAGCTGCTTAACCCTGCGGCTAAAAAACCACTTCGCAATACGCGCTTACCTGCCTGTTATGTCCTAACTAAACAACGTTTAACTAAAATCACAAGGACTAAACAGCATGGCACTTAAACAACGTGTGGCGGTTCCTTTAGCACCCAGCTTTATATTTCAAGAACTGGTACCTAAAGCAACCTTTGAACTATTTAAAGATTCACCTCTATTTTTAATCAATTGCTTTGATGCTCGTGCGCTGCGCATGTTGCAAAAACTACGTGAAAAGTTTGGCCCATGCACTGTAAACAACTGGTATTGGGGCGGCGCTAATCAATACCGTGGTTATCGTCCACTTGATTGCACCATTGGTGCTAAGCGCAGCCAGCACAAACTTGGCAAAGGGTTTGACTGCAGCTTTAAAAATTACACTGCTCAACAAGTACGTGATTACGTATTAGCCCACCCTGAAGAGTTTCCAGACATTACCGCCATTGAAGGTTTAGTAAGTTGGTTTCATTTTGATGTACGCACGCCTACGTGGACGGGCATTAAAGTATTTAACCCGTAAGGATTAGCCAATGACCCCAGAACAAGAAAACCTACTTTTTGAATCTATTGGCTCTATTAAAGCAAGCCAAGAGGCCATTTTAACCAGTGTTGCTGAGATAAAAGCCGATATTCATCATAGTATCGAAAAAAGCGAAGCACGCCAAAAAGTAGTAACCGACGCATTAAAAACCGATTTAAAAGAAAGCGAAAAACGCCAACTTATCGCAATTAATAAACACGATGAACGGTTAAAAAGTGTTGAAGAAAAACTTACTAACCAGCGGCTTAAAGTAGCGGCTATGGGTGGGTCTGCGGGTTTGGCGGTAACGTTAATCGCCTACGCCGTAAAAAATGGATTGATGAACTAATGGCACACCCCGCAGAGAAAAAAAACGCAGTACGCCACAGCTATGTAACCGAGCTACTAGCACTGAGTGTTGCGGGTATTAAACACAGTGTGGCCGATGGCACCGCACGACGCTGGAAAATGGAAGCCAAAGACAATGGCGACGATTGGGATTTAGCCCGCGCAGCAAGCCGACGAAGTGAAGGCACTGCAGGGGAGTTTACTACCGACTTTATTGAAGAGTTTACTATTCAAGTAAACGAAACCTTTGAGCTTTTAAAGTCAGCTGAAGGCGCTGCGCTACCACTTGAACAACGCACCAAGGTTTTAAGCTCACTAACCGACATGATGAGCAAAGTAATGAAAGTGTCGGGCGGTAATAAACGCCTTGAAAAACGTACCATTGCAACCGAGGTACTTAAAATTTTGGCTAAGTTTGTATCAACCAAATACCCAGAGTTTGCTCCTGAGTTTGTTGAAATACTCACGGCGTTTGGTCCACGGCTCGATAAGGAGTTAGACGACTAATGGCCGATATGAACTCACGTGAATTTTTAGCTGAAATAGAACAAATAACCGGTTCTCTGCGCCGCGATATTGAAGCAAAAGAGCGCAATATAGATCCAAGCCCAGCCGCCATTAAACAGCGCCGCAAACGCGTACTGGGTGGCGATTTTGAGTTTTTTGTATACACCTACTTTCCGCATCATATGTGGCTTGATGACGACCAAAATGCGTCTGAATTTCAAAGCTATTTTATGAAGTGGTTTCCCGAAGCACTCAAGCTTAAAAATGGCTGGAAAAACTGGTTTGTAGCCCCGCGTGGTGAGGGCAAAAGTACCCTAGGGGTAAAAATTGCGCCTGTGTATGTAGCTGTGCTGGCGCTATTGCAAGACCCTGAAATTTGCCAAGACCTGGGCTTAGAAAAAATAAAGCAATTTATTGATTTTGTAATTTTGTTTGGCGCTGAAACAAAAATGCCAACCAAAACATTAGAGGTAGTTAAAACCGAACTGCTTAACAATAATAACTTGGCGCTAGACTTTCCTGAGGTGTGCACAGCATCACCTGTGTGGAAATTGGGTGAGTTTGTAACAGCTCAAGGTGTGCGCTTTGAAAGCCGGGGTGCTGAGCAGTCAGTTCGCGGTACGTTCCACGGAGCTAGTCGCCCTAAGTTACTGCTCTCTGATGACATTATTACCGATGCTGAAGCTAAATCGCCGACTGAGCGCGATAACCGTTGGCGCTTTTTAGAAGCCGCGGTGCAATACCTAGGCCCGCCTGATGGCAGCGTTAAGTTTTTAGGTGTTAATACAGTTTTAAATAATGACGACCCAATAAGCCGCGCCGAAGATGCGCCTGGCCATATCGTTCATCGCTTTAAAGCCATTAAGCAAATGCCTGAACGCATGGATTTATGGGAACAATGTCGCGATTTAATGGTGCACGACGATAAGCGCTTTGAAAAACGCGCTGCCACTAAAGGCGAAGCCGTTTCAACTGAGGCTAAACCGTCGTTTAAGTTTTGGCTAAAAAATAAAAAGCAAATGCTTAAGGGCGCTAAAACCAGCTGGCCAAGTGTGCGAACGCTTTACGATTTAATGTGTATGTGGGCAGCTAATAAACGCGAATTTAACCGTGAAATGCAAGGCATTGCCAAAAGCGATGAAGAGTCTATTTTTTACCAATTCGATTTTTGGGTAGATCGCTTAAACGAGTGGGTGCCTTATGGTGCATGTGATCCAAGTATGGGTAAAACCGAAAAAGCCGACCCCAGCGCTATATTAGTGGGATTTTATTCTCAAGATTTACACAAGCTGCACGTTGAATACGAAAGCCGCAAAGTACGTGGTACCAGCCGTTTGCTTAACGATTTAATACGTGCGCAAAAAGAATATAACTGCCGTGTGTGGGGTTTTGAAAACAATAATGCGTTTGATTTTATGCGCAGCCAGTTTATTAAAACGGGGTTAGAGCAAGGCATTGCACTGCCACTGCGTGGAGTTACTGCAACTATACCTGCAGAAGAGCGCATAGGCTCACTTGAAACTTATGTAACCAATACACCGGCTCAAATTGCGTTTCATACGCGGTGCCGTTTACTACTCGACGAGCTAGAAAACTGGCCCGAAAAACAAACCATGCATCACTACGATTTAAGCTGTGCACTTGCCATTTTATGGATGGTGTCGAGCACTGGTGCAGGCGGTATTCCGCGTGTAAGTAGCCGCAAAGTAACTAAACAAATAAGAGGCTATTATGTTTAAAAGCAAGCCACGTATAACATCTAAAGCATACGCTGCACTTAATCGTATGTTTGATCAAAACCGATTAGATCCTAGCCTTACATCGCTTATTACTGAGCTGCCTAATCCAGACCCTATTTTACGCCGTGCAGGCAAAAACACGGCTATTTACGAAGAAATTTCGCGCGATGCGCATGTAATAGGTGAGTTGCGCTCTTTGCGTAGTGGTTTATTTAGCTTTAATACCGAGCTAGTACCAGGTGGCGACGATGCCGCAAGCTTAAAAAGCTATGAACTTGCTAAGGCATTTTTTGCTAAAAAGCCATGCCACCATACCGAGTGGGCCGATATGGATTGGCACAACTACAGCGCTATTTTAAACGGTTTTAGTGTTACCCACTTGGGCAAATACATAAAACATAATGGCAACTGGCAACCCGAATATGTAGAAACCTGGCGCAATAGTCGCTTTGCGTTTAGTAGCGATAGTGAGCTGATGGTAAAAACCAGCGAAAATCCACAGGGCGAGTTAGTTGATCACCGTCGTTGGTCGTGTGTTCGCCATATGCCGAGCGCCGAAAACCCATACGGCATTGCATTACTTAGCAGCTGTTTTTGGCCATGGACCTTTAAACACGGTGGTTTTAAGTTTTTTGTACAGCTGTGTGAGCGTTTTGGTATTCCTTTTCCTGTGGGTAAATACCCGGTTGGCTCACAAGATAAAGACATAGACAACTTATTAAATGGCCTTGCCAAACTAGTGCAAGACGGTATTGCTGCTATTCCTGATGATACAACAATTGAAATAATAGAAAGCAAATTATCGGGCGAGCCAGTTCCTGAGCGCCTAGTTAACTTTTGTAATGCCGAAATAAGTAAAGCACTCACTAGCCAAACATTAGCCACTGAACAAAAAGGCGGTGGCGCACGTGCTGCCAGCGAAACTCACGCAAAACGTGCGGGCGATAATCAACGATCAGACAGGGCACTTGTAGCGTCTTTTCGTAATCAAATAACCAATGCTCTGCACACAGTAAATTTTGATGGTGGCGAACCCCCGAAATTTATTTTTAAAGATAAACGCGAAATAAACAGCGAAACGGTAACTCGCGTGCGCGAATCAGCACGCCTTGTGCCTATTGGTGTTGATTGGGCTTACAACGAACTTGGCATACCAAAACCGAATGACAGCGAAGCTATTTTAGACATTCCCGAAGAAAGTAAAGGCATTGCTACGGCAGCTAAGTCTGAGTTTGCTAAAGCATTAAGTAACAACGTTGAGCTGACAGACGAATTTGATGTGTTTGATCACGCTACCGACGACACCATTAAAAAGCTTTTTCATTTTGCTCAGGCATCTAAAGACCTGGACGAACTTAAACAAAAAATCACCTCACAATTTCCCGACATTTCAACCACTGCTTTGGCCCAAGTAGCCCAAACAGCAATGGAGTACGAGTATATGGCGGGTATGAATGAGGCTAATTCTAAAACTGTGGAGATAGATGATGAATGAAGTACCTGAAGGTTATTTAAAAGATGGCAAAGGCAATTTAGTCGCTGTTGCCAATGTAAAAGCAACTGATTTAATTAAAGACGAGTTTGTAAAAAAAGCCATTAAGTGCGCTGAAGATATGCAAGCCCAATTGGCTGAGTTTAAGCTCGCTTTAATGGCTGAAGCCGACGACTTTATAGAGCTATTAGCACAAGAACATGGCGTAAACCTTGGCGGTAAAAAAGGCAATGTGACTCTGCGCACCTTTGATAGCCAGTTAAAAGTAACCCTTCAAACACAAGAACGTATTGAGTTGGGCCCTGAATTAGCACTTGCTAAGCAGTTAATTGATCAATGCCTGGACGAATGGACTGAAGGCGGAAATCAAAATATTCGCGCTATTGTTAGCAATGTATTTAATACCGACAAGCAAGGCTCACTTAATCCACAGCGTATTTTAGGCTTGCGTAAGCTCGAAATATCTGACGATTCTGGCAAGTGGACTAAGGCAATGAATATTATTGCCGAGTCGGTTGGTGTTGTTGATTCATGCCGCTTTATACGTTTTTACAAACAAGACGATAAAGGCATTGAGCAACCTATTTCACTTGATATAGCAAAACTGTAGCGGGGCGCTTATGGCCATTACAAAAGAGCAGTGGGCAGAGATAGAAAAACACTTAGCTGGTTTGTTTAGCTCGGTTATTTTCAAGTACGGTGAGTTTGAAATCACCGTCACTCGTGGCCGTGTATCTGAGTCTAAAACAAGTTTAGTTGTGTACGTAGACGATGTAATTAAGGGCGCTTGGTTTATTGAAGATAAAGAACGCCCTTCATGTATTCCTGATGTGTGGCGTAAACGAACCCGCGCCAAATACACGTCTAAATCAATCAAAAATGCTGAAAAAATATGGGGTAAACGCCGTGCAAAAAAAGAAATGCCAGAGCTATATGAAAAAAATGAATACCACGTATGCGATTTTTCAACCGCTAAAAGCCTAGTTCGCCAATATAATAAGCTCGAAAATTTAGAGCTTATTAAAATTGGCGGCAAATCTTTTGCTGACTATATAAAGGTATCACCATGGACCCAGTAACAATAGCACTTGGCCTTGCAAAACTCACAGGCCTGGATAAAAAAATTGGCAGTTGGATAGGGGGCGATAATGGCGCAAAGGTTGCGTCTAAAGTGGTTGATATGGCACAAACCCTTACCAATGGTGGCACACCTGAGCAAGCATTAAATCTTGTTCAACAATCAAGTGCTTTGCAGCAAGAGTTAAGGCAAACCATTTTAAACCGTGAAAAAGAGCTTGATGATTTAGCGTTTAAAAATACCCAAAGTGCTCGCACCATGCAAATTCAGGCATTAAACCAAGATGATAAGTTTTCGAAACGTTTTATTTATTATTACGCGTGGTTTTGGTCGTTTTCTACTGTGGTATACATAGGTTGCATTACCTTTATAACTATACCCGATACTGCAACACGTTTTGCAGATACTATACTGGGCTTTATTTTAGGCACGGTTATAGCGTCAATCTTGAACTTTTTCTTTGGTAACAGCCGTGATAATTCACGTAGAAATGAAATTCAAGACATTCAACAGTCTCTAAAAGAGTACTAAAATGACTTTACCAGCTCCACAATATGGCGACCTTGTTAAATTCAAGGAAGCCATTTCTCACTTCAAAGACAAAATTAAGCTTACCAGCGAAAGCTATAAAGATTTGCAGGGCTTAATACACGCTAAAGCATTTACTGTGGCTGGAGCAACTGAACTCACAATACTTAATGACTTTTATAAAGCGGTTGATGCTGCAATTAGTGATGGCGAAACTATATCGGACTTTAGAAAACGTTTTGACAAAATAGTCGCTGATCATGGTTGGTCATACAATGGTAAGCGTGGCTGGCGCTCAAAAGTTATCTATCAGAATAATAAAAATACCGCGCGGGCGGCTGGCCGTTGGCAACAACAAGCGCGTTTAAAAGAGCGCAGACCTTACTTATTATATTTAACCGCTGGCGATAGTCGTGTAAGACCTGATCACAATAAGTGGAATTACATTTTACTGCCTGTTGACCATCCGTTTTGGGATACGCATTATCCGCCAAATGGTTATAACTGTAGGTGTAAGGTCGTATCACTTAACGCACGTGATATTGCACGAATGGGCTTATCAGTAACTAAGCCAGAATCGGTTAATAAGTTTATGGAGTCGTTCAAAGTAACAGACTCATCAACAGGCGAAGAACTTAATAAGTTACCTGGTATAGACTTAGGTTGGGATTATAATCCGGGCAAAGCCTGGTTGGGTGCGGATATATCTGCGGGGAAATCGGTAATAAATCTTTCAAAGGATTTACAAGCATTGGCGGTACCACAATTTAACGAAGCGGTTTTAAAGTCTCAGCAGTACTATATAAAGCAGGTAAATTTAAAAGCAGCAAAGGTAGCGCTTAATAAGTCAGTACCAGATGGCCAAGAATTTACGCTAGGGCACTTGCCTGTTAATTTACTAAACGAACTGTCACGTAAAAACGCACCTATATATAGTAGCACTATTACAATAAGCAGCTCTCAGATTGAAAAGCTGTTAGCTGGGCAACTTAGCATTGAGCAAATACACAACCTAATGAACGCTGTTCAAAATCCAAATACGTTTGCTTATATAGGTAATCAACTAAAATTATCGTATCAAGGTTTCATGGTCACAATAGAACTAGGCCCACAGTTTAATACCATCGTAGCTGCTGAAAAACTTTAA